GCTTCGCGGCGGATGCCTTCCAACGGGTAGCGCTGGTGCGTGCGCAGTTCGATCTCGAGCAGCGCCAGCTTGTTCGCCGCATCCAGCCGGACGGCGCTGTAGTGCTGCCGGTCGCTTTTCTGGCTCGCCGGACGGCCCGCTGGCGCGCCAGTGGCGTTTTCAGCGGTCGGCGAAGGTGCAGACACAGGCGCCGCCGAAAAAGCGCCTCCTGCGGCGCCAGCGGCAGCCTGTCCGGGCGAATTCTGATTCGCCGAGGCCTTGGCAGCCCGTTCGGCCGCAATGCGCGCGGCAACGTCGGGCCGCATGCCGCTGCGCGTGCTTTCCCAGCGCTGCAGGCAAAGTGCGACATCGAGCCGGCCGTCGGCATCAGGAACCAGCCGGCCGGCTTGAATGGCCCGGCAAATGGTGGCCTTGTGGACACCCAGAATGGCGGCAAAGCCGGATGCAGTCACCTTTTCCACTGCTCGCCTTTCCATTTTCGGGAGAAAAGAACGAGAAAGCGCGCGCGAGCGAACGCAGCGAACGCAGGAGCGTACACAGGCGGGCATGCGTAAGGCGTTGATACGAAACACATAGTACACAGCGAACGCAGCGAACGCAGGGTATACGTACACGCGCGAGGGGCGCATGCATGCAAAGCGCCCGTTGCACGCATCACGCGTTCACGTATACGTGCACGTGGTTTGCTGCGTTCGCTGTGTACTATTCGAGCAAAATCAATCACTTGATGTGTTCGCTCGCTGTGTTCGCTGCGTTCGCTGTGTTCGCTCAGGAAGCGCGCGCGCATCATGCGACCTCTCCCAGCGCCTGGCGAAAGGCAAACACGCCATCGGTGATCCACTGCGATTCATTCTGGTCCGGCCGGCGGCGGTAGTCCGCGCCCTTCTGCTGCAGCAGATCATCCGACGGCAGGACGACGCGCAGCCGTTTCCGGGCGCCGGAATAGTGCGCCGTCTCGAAGCAATCCTTCAGCCCGATGAACCAGCCCGGCAGCTTGCCAATGAAGCCGGACAGGTGGTTCTGCGCCCGCGCGCGCTCGCCCCGCGCGCCGCACCAGCGCGAGTAAGCCGCGAATGCCTGCGCCGAACTGCAGGGACAGATCGGGAACTCGAGTTCGCCGGCCGTCCAGTCCCGGACGAAGCGCTCGATGCTTCCCGCTGAAAGCTCCTGCACGTCGGCCTTTGCGCGCGTCGCCGGCGGCTTGCTGTGCTCGTCGAAATCGCCGAGATCAAGGTGCAGGAGATGCCAGTGCAGCGCCTCGCGGCCGCCGGCGGCAAGCTCGGCGCTGACTTCATCGTAGAACGCCTTCGACAAGCTGCGCGGCGTCCAGACGACACAATGCCGGCGGTCGTCGGCTTCGATGACCGCCGGCATGTGCTCGTTGCTCAGGAATACCAGGTTCAGGTGGTTCCGCTCGTGGTACGCGGCGATCTGTTTCGGGTTGATCCGGATCCACTCGTTCGTAATCAGGCCCTTGAGCTTGTTCTTGATGTGCCACAGATCGGCCCTGGCCACCACTTCGTCAGCGATCAGGAACAGCGCTTTGCTCGCGAAGTCGTTGAACTTGTCCTCGATCGCCGACTGATCAATCACGCGCCCATAGCGCCCGAAGATCGCCATGTACGTCTCAAAGAACAGATTCTTGCCGGCCCCCTGCGGGCCGTGAAAGATCAGCGTCGAACGCATCTTCGCGCCCGGATGCTGCAGCGGATACGCCAGCCAGCGCAGCACCCACTGATACAGCTGCTCTGCGTTCGCCTCCAGGCTGCACAAATGCCGCAGCAGTTCGAGCAGCCGGTCGCAGCAGCCAGCCTTCGGAGTCGTCGGCCAGCCACCCCACAGATTGCACAGGATGTTGCTGTCGCGATCCGTCGGATCAAATCCGACTTCATCGATGCGCGCGACCTTCATCCCGTTTCGCTTCCACTCGCGCCACGCATGATCCGGGAGCAGATCGAGCACGTTGCTCTTCGCGACCAGCAGGCGCTCTTCGAAGTCGAACATCGTGTCTTTGGCACCGTAGATCAGTGCCCAGCGCTCCTGCGCCTCTTCCAGCGAGATATTCCCGCGCAATGGCGCCCGCGCCCCGCCCCCCTCGCCAACTTCCGCCACCGACGCAGCACGATGTCCACGAGACTCCCAATCAAGCGCCAGCAAGGAGGATCGGATTTGCTGCCTGACGGCATGCAGCCCGCCATCCGGAGACGACGCCAGATCGTTGAAGTCCGTCGCGCCCTTGCGCTTGAGCGAGCGCGGCGAATCGAAGCGCGGGAACGTCACGCCGACCGATTCGCCAAGCGTCATCTTGACCAGCTCGGCGCAGTAGCGCCCCGAGTTCCGCTGTCGGTGCGGCTGTCCGCAGTGCTGACAGACCGCCGTCTCGACGGTCGTGTACGTCTTGCACGCCTGGCAGACCTGCAGGTAGTCGTCATCGGCACAGACAAGCAACCGCAACCCGCGCCACGCCTTGACCAGCGCCTGGCAGACCGGCAGCAGGTTGCCGGCATCGAATGCGACCACCACCGGCAGCGTCGTCGCCTCGTGCAGCGTCGCCGCTGTCGCGAAACCCTCGGCCACCAGCACCACGTCACCCGTGCGGATCGCCCCGATCTGGAAGAAATGCCCAGACTTCAGCAGCCCGGCCGGGAAAAAGTCCTTGTCGCGCTCCTTCTTCTTGATGATCGCCGGATCGCTGTAGATCAGCTGCAGGCCCCAGGTTTTCCCGGCCGCGTCCTGCATCGGAACCACCAGATTCCCCAGCGGCGACAGCCTGGCCCCGAACAACCGGCCGGGCGGCAGCCCCTTCTTGATCAGGTAGGCACTATCGCCGACCGAAAGACAGCGACGCCACCGCGCGACCGCATGCCGCGCCGCCCTCTCGTGATTCTCGGCCGTCTTCCGCGCCAGCTCCTTGCGCTCCCGCTCCTGCTGCGCCCGCTGGGCCGCCAGCTGCTCGGGCGTCAAACTCTGCCGGTGTTTCCGGTCAACCGCGACCCTCTGCGACCCGTAATCAGCCCCCTCGCACACGCCAAACGAGCCATACAGCAGCTCGCCGCAGGCTGACAGCCGATACCACCCAGGCTTACCGCGCCGACCATCCACCCGAACGCGCGTGAACTTCTCCGATCCGATGACCAGATCAACCGCTGAAACGTCAAGCCCCGCAGCCTGCAGCTGCGAGACGACATCATCGAGATTGAGGTACAAGGGGTTGCCTATCCGCCGAAAACGCTATCTAGCGCACATCCGGGGTTTTCATTACCCGCTTAGAGGATGGTCTGGAAGGACCCGTGCTTTCGGCTGTGGTTGCGGATGGTTGCGTGGAGATGACTGGGCGCAACTCGGCTTTGGTGTAGGGGGAATGGGGATACTTGCTTGATGCGTGGCGTTTCGCGTGGTCGTCGCGGCAGTCGGCGTCGCAGAAGAGTGTGCCGGGCGGGATGATGGCGTCGCAGTTGTGGCAGGTGCCGCAGGGAATGAGCATGGGGTCGGCCTGCCTGGCTGATTGCATGGCACGCTGCAGGTGCATGGCTTCGGCGTGCTGGGCCTGGTCGACGATATCGGTCATGCTGCGGTCCTCATGTTGGCGCGTGCCGTGATGGTTTCGATCCGATGGCCGATTGCTTTGAGCTCGGCGGTGGCGCGGATGAATGCGGCCTGCATCTCGGCGAGTTCTTCTGCTGGGGACATCGGGCGAGGTGGTTCGTAGTCGCAGCTGGCGGCAACGTAAGCCATCGCGGCATGGTGACCAACTGCTCTGCCACTACGCAGGAGGAACAGCAGCTCAGACGGGGAGAAGTGCTGCCGGCGATCCGGGTTGAGGCAGTCGCTGACGCGGCCTGCAGCCTGATCAATCGGCAGCGTCGGGAACAGCTTGGCGCCGACCGCCTTGGATCCGCCCAAGGCGCGCACGAGGTCGCGCAGTGCGTCCTCGATCGTTTCGTACTGCTCTGCACTGCTGGCCATCTTCCTTCCTCCTGTTGCCTGCCTGTCCGTGCTTGTCCGTGAATCTCGGACAGGCGCGGACACAGCGCTTGCTATCGTTAAAGTGTCAGGCAGCGATCGGATCCCGCTGCGAAAGGTAGGCCCAATCGATTTCTGGCCGCAGCTCTTCACAGCGCACGCTGCCTTTCGTCGCGCGCTCGATGGCGATGCATACCTGCACCGGGATCGTCCTGGTGCCTGCTTTGAATTGCGAAACCATCGCCGCCGGCTTGCCTATTTCGCGGGCAAGACGTGAGGCCGCTCCTGGCTCCTGAAGGTACGTTGCTAAGTCCATGTGCGAACGATAGCAGGTGCTCTCCAGTTTTGCAATAGCAAGTGTCAATTGAAAAGGATAGCAAAATGATCAAACATATCGCCATGAACCACCGAGAGACTGCGCTGGAGAAGTTGCGCGCGCTGGTCGACGCACAAGGATGGCCAGCAGCTTTCGCGCGAGCCTGGTCGAAGAATCCCGAAGAGAAGGCGATCAATCACACGTACATTTCGCAGCTGCTTGGCAAGCATCGAGCGTTCGGGGAGATCGCGCGGATCAACATGGCGCGTAGGTGCCTGTTGCCGGACGACTATTTCGATCGGGACGAAACGCAGGGCTTGCAACCGGCGCCGGTTCAAGCCAAGATGGTCGCGGAGGCATCGCCGGCGCCGTGGCCGCACGAAGACACTGACGACCTTCTGGAAACGCTGCGGATCATGCGACAACTGCCGCCACGGGCGCACTTGGAGATTCTGGGAGCCGTGCGCGTGATCGCCGCTTCGTATGGCGTCCGCAGCCGAGCGCGCCACACAAAGGACCAGCAACTGCAGGGGAATCCTGGATGAGCATCGACCACCCGCAACAGATCAAGCGCTCGCGCCTGGCTCCCGGCGAAGAGCCGGTCGAACCTTTCCGCGACACCACCGTGCAGGAACGCCAGAGCGCAGCACCTGCAACCACAGAACCAGAAACCACCAGCCAGCAACTCGAGGTTGTTGTGGTCGACATCAAGCTGCCGTTCTGGTCCGTTGTTCGCATCATCGTGTACGTCGTGCTGGGCGCCGTTCCCGCTTCTGCGCTGATCGCACTGTTCTTCCTATCTGCTCTCGGTGTGCTGAAGATGTGGCGATAGACAGCGCCAGGCAGGCCAGTCCGCAGCAGCGGATTTTTTTTGCCTTGCCGTTTAGCAGTTGCTATTGACAAGCATATTGCCTGTTTGCTATCGTTGCCCCGTGTTCAACGAAGGAGGCATCACATGAACCGAACCACCTGCAACACCATCATTGAGCGCGGCCTTGGCGTGGCCATCGATGCGCTATCCGCTGGCAACCAGGGCGCGCTGCGCCTGGCGATCTGGGGCATGCATGTCGCCGTGCAGGAAAACCTGCTCGCCGAGCTTGAGGAGCAGATCGTCGATGATGATCTGCTTGGCGGCGGGCGGCGTGGATTGCCGCTGGTGTCTGGCGCACGAGTCGAGCGGTCGACGCGCGCGATGGAAGCATCGCGCCTCATCGAACAGGCTGGCGAGGTAATGGCATGAAGAAGGCCAAAGTGAAACCCGCCGTCGCGCAGGCGCTCGATCCGCACCGGGTTGTGGTGACGCCAACCCAGTGGGCCGTGCATCGGGCTGGCAAGAGCTGGATTGAAGAAGGCTCCATTTTTGTCGACGTGATCGACCACGGTGGCGAGCGCGGCATCCGCATCGGCGCCGAAATGGGCTCGATAGAAATGACCGAAGACGAGTTCGAGATGGTCGTCCAAGCCGGCGCGCAGGCATTTCTGCAGAGGTGGCCAAGATGAGTCATGACGACGATTTCCCGGTGACGCCAGAAGAGGATCAAGCGTTCATCGAGCTGACCAACAATGCGACAAGCAAAGCATTCAATGCGCTTTCAGAAGCGGAGCGACAGCGAATCAAGCTGCTTGAAACAGTTCTGTTGAACCTTCACACGGTGCACAACTGGCATCCAGTCGTCTTCGCAACGGACGGCCGCAAGCGCCTTGCTATCGTCGGCGGCGGAGAACCGCTTGTTCGGATCGTCGAGTACCGCGGACAGTGGCCCGATGGCGACTGGTTTGATGATGCCGGCCGCCGAGTCACGCCGATGTTGTGCAAGAACTGTTTTCCATGGGAGTGGAAATGATCAACTTGCTTTTCAGGTGCGCCCGCGCGGCGCACCGATCCTGCCAGCGGGCGCTGGCATTCACCCGCATGGTCATCAGCGATGCCGCGCTGCAGGGCATCGAAGACGCGTGGAGCGCCACGGCCAAGCATCCCATGCGGCACGAACAGCGGCGGCTGCTTCTGACGCGCCGGCTGCGTGCCGAGTTCCAGGCGGCGGTCTGCCGGGCGGCGTATCGCAAGCTGCTCGAGTCAGCGCCCAAGCAGCAGCCGCAGCAGATCGGGAGGCGTGCGGCATGAGCGTCTTTGACTTGTTGATTCTCGCCCTGTGGATTGCCTTCGTCCTGGTCGTCGCGCGCGCGATCGAGGTCGGCATCGGGCCGGAGGACGAACAGTGAATCATGGGTTCAGATGGAATTCCGATTTCGTCTTGAAATCGGTTCAGGCGGGCGCAGACACCGTGCCGGCACTGCGCCGAGCAATGCTCGATTACTGCGCCGACATCGGCAGGGCAGTGAAGCGAATCCGTCTGGAAGTCGTTCGCTTGGTTCTGAAGCGCGCCGTCGATGCGGGCGAAGTGCGCACCGTGCAGGAAGCCGGCGGCGTGGTGCGGATCGTCGCCACGGGCAAACCGCCTTTGCAGCGCGCCGCCTGGCGCAAACCCGTTGACGTCGCCATGATCATCCAGGCCGTCGGCGCCGGCGCCAGCGACCGATTCGAGCTCGCCGACTGGCTGACTCGTCATCTCGGGCCGACCTTTGCGCCCGTCTCGCCGGTAATCGCCGAATCATGGTCAAAGTTTGCCGGAGAAGCCGGCGTTATCCAGCGAACACCGATTGCATGCGGAAAGCCGCCCTACGTGCACAACCCGGACGACAAGAACCGCACACGGTTTCACCGGTACGCCATCTGCGAACAGCCGCAAGCATTCGCAGTGCCTGACGAAGCGGATAACCAGCTCAGGCAGTGCGAGCCGATCCTGCGCCACTTCGCACTCATCCCAGCGACGCTGCCGCCGCAAGGCGCCGGTCGCGTTCACCATCTTTCATGAGCACCAGGAGGAACACATGAGCACCACCAAGCATCAGCTGATCGTTGGACCGCCGGCTTCCGGAAAATCGCAGCACGCGCAAACGCTCGCGCGCCAGATCGCCGGCGGAACGGGCGGAATGGTCGTCATCACAGGCCGGCAGCTGGCGGACGCATACGGCATCGAGCGCGCGGTACAGAACGAGCCTGCGGTGCTCGTCGTCGACCAGATCGAAACGGATGACTCCTTTGTATGGGGCCGAGTCGCGCGGCTCAGCGTGCAGCCCACGTGGACGCTGTATGGCCGCGGCACGCCCGACAGGCGCATCGTCGCGCCGGCACTGATCATCGTCTGCCGGCGCATTCCGGAATGGTTCTGCCTTTCGCCGGCGATCTGGACCGTGTTCGAGAAACCGCGCAAACCGGTTCAGGAGGTGGCGGCATGAGCTTCCGTGACATCGTGTTCTCGGCTGCAATCAGGGACGGGGCGACCAATGCGGCGCAGTTGTTCGAGATCAGCCAAAAGCCGATCAAGCTCGTGAACGACAGCCTGCGCGAAATGGTCAACGAAGGGTTTTTGACCCGGCGCATGGGGCTCGACGGCAAGCCCGAGTACAGCGTGACCGACAAGGGCCGGCAACACTTCCTGAAGTGGGGCTGCCGTGTTGTCGAACCGACACGGCCGATTGAACCGCAGGCGATAGACCAACCAGACGAAGAGACGGAGGACACTGCCGCCAATTCCGGATCGCACACGCAATGCCTACCACCACCTGAGCAAAGCGAAGAAATCGATCTGCAACAGATGGTCTGGAAATCAACGGCCTTCGAGCTTGCCGAGCTCGGCGAAGAGCGGTGGTTCACCGCAGACCCGCGGACGCGCGAACTGCTCGCCATGCCCAGCAAGGCAGCCGCTTACAGCGCAGCGGAAGACCTGGCGCGACGCATCTCCGAGCAGGTCAACGTGTACTGCATGCGTCTGTCGGGATGCGCCGCTCTCGATGTCGTTCTGAAGGAGGCCTGAAATGCCGCGATCCACTCGTCCCCGCCGGCGGATGCCGGGCGGATCGAAGCGCCAACCGTCCGCAGTCCAGGTGCAGCAGACCTTTGCGCCGATCAGCGCATTTCTTGACGCGCTGCTGACAGGCGAAGTGCCATGCACGGACGATGGCTCCCCGGTCATGATTATTAGAGCAATTGCTCAGTGGTGCGAGCATAGCGAGCGTCCCGCTGGAGCGGAGGGTTATACGTCTTGATCCACTACCATGGCCTACCGATAACGCCGGCAACAGCAGCTCGCGCAGCAGTGAGCGGAGGCCATGCGTTCGTGAGCTTCCGCTAT